TTTTCGTGTTCGCTAAGTTCTAAACCTCGCAATTTCATTCGTGCTAACCAGCACAGTGTTAGCAAGAATTCATTTTCGTGAATCTTACGCATAATTTTTGCATCATTCGGTCTATCAGTTAAGTCAAGAAACTGAGCCATAAGTTCTTTGGCATCTTTCTTACCATAGAAACGATTATACCAAGTGAACGAACGCATTAACGTGACCCTACGTTTATCCTCGTCCGGTTGTAGTACAAATAACGGTTCGTCTCCGTAATGTTGAACATCTACATCACGTGGATTTAATGCTTTAACTTGACTGTGGTCTTCCGAATTGCGTTTACGTGTTGCCATCAGGCACTCCTTTAATATGATTTAGTTATTATAACACAGCCCATATTTATTGTCAACCTCAGGATTTAACCATAGGGTGTTGCGATAAATACTATTATGCCAAAATTATCCTTATACCGCCCAAATAAGCAGAACGATTACCGTTTCTTCGATAGAACAATATCGGAGCAATTAACTGTAGGTGGAACGGATTTATATATTCACAAATATTTAGGTCCCAATGCGTCTACTCCTTCGATAGACTATACTCAACCACAATATGATGTATTGCGCCCTGAAAATATTCAAGATTTACTATTTCTAGAAAATAGAGATAGAATATACGACACTAATATTTACCGATTGCGTGGACATTACAACGTACAGAATTTAGACTTTGACCTTTCACAATTTGGATTATTTTTAAATAACGACATTATCTTTGTCGTTGTTCACTATAATGATATGATTGATATAATGGGTCGTAAATTAATGGTAGGTGATGTGTTAGAATTACCTCACTTAGTAGATTATAATCCATTAAGAGATACTATTCCAGTTGCATTAAAAAGATTCTATCAAGTAACTGATTCTAATTATGCAAGTGAAGGTTTTAGTCAAACATGGTATCCTCATTTGTGGCGTATCAAATGTGAGCCATTAGTTGATAGTCAAGAATTTAGTCAGATATTACAAGAACCTATTAATCAAGATAATTATTTAGGACTATGGGATAAAGATAGAACATATCCACCGGGTTATGTTATTAGTTACGGTGATAAAAACTATACTAGTATAATTGAAGTACCAATTGGTATAGCACCTCCTAATTCAACATATTGGGAACTAGATCCTAATCAGAATCTCAAAGACATTATGGCTACGTATAATAGAAATATTCAAGTCAATAATGCAATTCTAGATGAAGCCGCTCGTATTGTACCTAAAGCAGGTTATGATCGTTCTAATTTATATGTAGTACCTACATACGGTGAGTATGAGACTGACGCACAATTATCAGGTAAAATTAATCAGCCGGCACCACCTATTAATATCAACACTAACTCTAGCGGAGCTCCTACTCCAGCTGTAGGCACAGTTGTAATGATGCGTAATCCTAAATATAAGAATCCTAGTCCAGCTATTAGGATTAGCAAAGAAGTTGCTATGAGTATTTGGGATATGACTGCTGATACTGATATAACACAGTTAAAATCATTTCAACAAATAAACTTAGAGACAATGCAATTAGCCCCTGAAAGAATAGGCACAGGTTCTGGTCCAGTTGAAGGGGATAGAGTTTTAGTAGTTAACTCACTAGGTGCTATAACAGGGCCGTATGGTACTGCTGATAATACATATGCTACTGCTGACCAAAATCCAGAGTTACCTGGCTTTACTGGTACTGTAAGTCAACAGATGGACTTTAGAGCAGACTGTGATCCTGCATTCCAGTATATTGCACGTAGTACACCTAGAACATTCGGTTATACAATGGGGTACTTAGATGGTGATGGTACTGCTCCTAACGGATTGCCTACTGGCGCAGGTATAGTATTCCCGCAAAATCCTCAAGTGGGTGATTACTTCTTACGTATAGATTATCTACCTAATATATTATATCGTTGGGACGGAAGACTTTGGGTTCGTATCTCAGAGAACGTTAGAACACAAACTGGATTTACTTCACAAGATTTGTCACAGCAATCTAGCTTCATAAATAACAGTAACGTTACTGTACTAACAGATGGTACAACAACTACACAAGCACAACCGTTATCGTCAATATTGACTTTAACACCAGATTCAATACCACCGGTAGTATAACACATGGCACAATTTTTTTACGATAATCAGATCCGCAGATTTTTAATTCAGTTTGCAAAAATCTTTAGTAACTGGCAAGTAACTAAAGGCAAAGACCCTGCAGGAAATGATATCTACGTTCGTGTGCCGGTTATGTATGGCGACAGTAGTAGACAAGCTAGTACTATCATTGCTGATAATAGTGCTAGTAACTTACCAAGTGCACCACTAATTACATTTTATATAAGTGGTTTAGAATACGATCAAAAGAGAACACAAGACCCAACGTTTGTTGATAGAATAAACGTTAGACAAAGAGCTTATAATGCTGATACACAAAGCTATGAGCAAACACAGGGGCAAGCGTTTACAGTTGAACGATTAATGCCTGTACCATATACGTTGCGTATTACTGTTGACTTTTGGACTACTAATTATAATCAAAAATTAGAATTGATTGAACAGTTAGGTACGTTGTTTAACCCTTCATTAGAAATTCAATCCACTGATAACTTTATTGACTGGACAAGTCTAAGTGTTGTATACCAAGATGGATTGACATTCAGTAGTCGTACTATTCCCCAAGGTACCGGTAATCCTATCGATGTATTGACATGGAAGTTTTACATGCCTATATGGATTAGTACAGCGGCTAAACTTAAAAAGTTTGGTGTCATACAAAAGATTATCGCAAGTATATTCAAAGGTACAGCACTTACTGATATACAAGATGAGGATTTATTGTTAGGTACTCGTCAAAAGATTACACCATATGGTTATAAATTATTATTATTAGGTAACACGTTACAGTTGTTACCTGCTGATGAAGCATTTTATCCCGACAATGAAGATTTAAATTTACCTCCTAGCCCTAATACAAGTTTATATTGGAGTAGTTTGTTAAATGTATACGGTACCTTAAGACCTGGCATCAGTCAGATATGGTTACAAAACCCATATATGGATACTGAAATTGTAGGTACTATTGTCCCAGATCCAGTTGATGATAGATTATTGATATACACTATTGACCCAGATACGTTACCTCAAAATACATTAGACCCGGTTGATGGTGTAATAAATCCATTAATCACCGGACCCAATGCTGGATTGCCCGGGCCCGTTAACGGTCGTAGATATCTGATTGTTGAAAATATAGGAAGTCCGGGTAATACTACTACTGCATGGGGAAGTTTAATAGCTAATGCAAATGATATCATTGAATATAGTTCTGGACAATGGTCTGTAGTGTTCAATAGTTCAAATGATACTGCAATAGAGTATGTAACTAATTTGTCCACCAATGTACAATATAGATATACAGACGGCATATGGATGAAGAGTTGGGAAGGGTGGTATGGTCAAGGTGATTATAGTATTGTAATTTAATCAATTATATGATATAATACACTCATGAATAATACTTCCGGTGGAGTTTTCTTTTACTCAAAAAAAACAGAACGTTACTTATACTTACTACGAACTGATAATAAGAATCCGGGCAATTGGGGTATACCCGGTGGTAAAATAGAATCCGATGAAACGTTACTTGAGGGAATCGCTAGAGAGTGTGAGGAAGAGATTGGTTATTTTCCTAAAAAAGCAAAACTAATTCCAATTCAAAAATTTGTAAATCATACATTCACATACCATACATTTTTCTGTGAAGTTGCTAATGAGTTTACGCCTATACTAAATGATGAGCACTGTGGTTATGCTTGGGTAGGAGAGGGACAATACCCCAAGCCATTGCATCCCGGATTGTTTAGTACTGTTAACTTTGATGTTGTGCAAGAAAAATTAAACACATTAACAAAAAAGGGGCATTAAGCCCCTTTTTTATTTTAGCAATTTAGCTACAGTATCGAATCCAAGTGATCCTATTACTATCCCTGCACCCATCATCATCCATCTCCACTTTTCTAAAGCAGAAACTTTTGATCCTAGTTCCTTGTGTGCTGTAACATCCTCGTTACGCATATTAGTTAGAAGTGTTCTAGTTTCTTCTGCGTTACGATCAAGGCACTCATGCATATCTTTCAGACTAGTTTTGATTTCGCTGACATCTTGTTCGATATTTTTAACTTGAACTTGAAGTACAGCGATTTCTGTTTTAGTAGTCTGCGCAGGCATTTTAATAGTTCTACCCGTTGTCATAATTAAGCGTTAGCAATAGTTACTAATGAGTAAGGCTGGCCATTATCTGCATTAGCCGCTGCCGCAGTATTGAATGTTACATATACTGGTGTAGCATTAGCAAGAACAATATTACCTGTAGCAATTGGACCTGATGTAGCAGTAAACAACTCACCAGTGTGGTCAGATAGACTTTGAACTGTTTGAGTAGCACTGTTAGCATAGGTAGCAAGAATACGCATTGTGTTTGGTGTCAATGCTGTGTTAGCAACGTTAGCCAATAAACATTGTGCTGTTAAACCAGTAGTTCCACCTGTTACTAGATACTTCTGTTTACCTTTTTGACGAACGATAAAACCTGCTTCGTCATCTGCGTAGACGAATGCGGCTCCTGTTGAAGCTACGGCTGCGTTTGCAACTAATTCAACAACATCTTGTTGTGCATCTGGAGTACCAGTAGCACTTGATAGATCGACTTCTGCACCACCTAAGGTGTTAGACACCGTGAATGCGGCTGCATTAGCAATTGCTTTAACAAAATAAACTTGACCAGAAACTAGACCACCTAAGTTAGCAGTAAATCTTACTGTACCATTAGCGACCAATGTCTGAGCATTACCTGAAGTACCAATGATGTTACCTGTATTTTGTGTGTTAGCAACAGCAACTGTTGTTAAGCCAGGAACTGTGTTAGCAAAACCTATAGTAGTGTAATCTGTACTACCGTTAATGTTTGCGCTTGCTACTTGAATAGCAGAACCAACACTTAGTGTATTAGCTAAATCAGTGCCAATACCAGTTACATATGCAGTATCTGTAGCAGAATACAATATACCTGTACCATTAATACCAATAGCTACACGTGGTAGAACTTGTGGGCCAATAATTGCCGTATTACCACCAACTACAGAGTATGTGTTGCTGTTAGTTGTCGGGAAACCTGTACCACCATTTGGGTTGTTGAAATATGCATCAACTACACCAACTGATGTTGATACTGTTGTACCAGACGTAGCACTCAAGTTAACTGGAGTATACGTTGGATTTGCACTCAAGTCTGTTGCAGAAGCAGTAAAAGTTGTGTTACTTGTTACATTTAAAATCCAATAAGTTGTGTTAGCAGTTAGGCCACCTGTTGTACTTGCTGGGATGAATGGCATACCTTTGATAACACCCAAAGTTGATAAGTTTTGAGAAACCGTTACTTCTTCAGTTGATGCATCTGTATCCGTGATTGTTAATATGGCTTGCGCCTTTGCGATTTTTAGAGGACGTCCCATTTGTTTTTCCTTTGATAAAATTAGCGGGTTCTAGCCGCTACGCAGTGGGTAACTGCATAAACTCTCAGAATGAGAGTGTATGATATATTTATCTTAAATGGGTATTATTCTGTACCAGTGTTGGCATGTGTTGCACCTAAATCAGTAACACTGAATGCTCCTGCACTACCTGCTACGTTGATATAAGCAATATAATTGCCCTGACCAACCAAATAATTGTTGTCTACCGTATTAGCCGGAATAACTTCACATGCTGTTAAGTTAGCAGTAACGTTAGCATTCCCGGATGCTATTGCAATAGCTGAAGTGGTAGTAGCAATACGAACTTTATCGGTAGTTGCTACCGTAGTTAATTGACTTGTACTGTTTGCTGTATAAATTGCTGATGCCATTTTTAATTCCTAAATTATAATCTTCCGACTGCGACTTCAATAACGCCTTCGATTCCGTCAAAGTTTTCTAATGCCTTGCCGATAACTGTTCCCATTTGCGGGTTGTTCCATGGTCTAGCAAAACCGTTGCCTGCACTAACCATCATATCACCTTTGCGTACTGCACCGCGAACTTTAGTTGGTACACGACCTTGTAAAGCAATAGCTATGGCAATACCTTTACAGTCAGCATTCATTGCGTATGCCGGGCTAGTTGATACTACTCCTGCAACTCTAGTTGTTCCATCTTGTGCAATAGTGACTTCATTATCGCCACCAAACTCAAGTACTGTACCAGGCTCATATATAGCATCAGCCTCGTAATATTCTGCCAAGTCAGCATATGACGCTTCTAATTTTGAACCAGAAGTTAAAGTCCAATTACCTGTAATTGTACCTGCTGTAGTATTTGCACCAGTTGTTAATACAGTAGCACCCACTGTACCAGTATATGTGGGCAAGTATGAAGCTACATTGCTATTACTATATGATCCTGCAAAACTAATAGACACACCATTAGCATAATAATAGTTATCTGTCTTGATACCACCTGTAGCTACGTTAGCTGATACTGTCAATGCAGTCAACGTACCAGTACTGGTAATGTTAGGTTGCGCTGCCGTGTATACAGTACCTGCAACTAATGCATTACCAACTTGACCCGACACATTAGCGCCTGCAACTGCATTAGCAGTTGTTGCATACGTAGCAAGTCCGGCATTCGCTACATTCAAATTGGCAACTTGTGTTGTAGATGTGACTACTAATGGTGCTGTGCCTATAGCTACATTTGAAATTAATTGGCTAGCTGTTACTGTACCTGCAGTATTAATATTAGATCCAGATACATTACCAGTAGCACTTAGTATACCACCTGTTATTAAATTACCACCAGTTATATTACCTGTTGCGGCTAAGACACCACCTGTTGTTAAATTACCACCAGTTACATTACCTGTTGCGACTAAGACACCACCTGTTGTTAAATTACCACCAGTTACATTACCGGTAGCAACTATCAATCCAGCTGTACCTAAGTTACCAACGTTAGCATTACCGGTGACAGTTAATGTAGTCAATGAACCAACACTGGTAATATTGGGTTGAGCAGCCGTTGTTACTGTACCAGTTAACAGTGTTGCTATCAAATTACCAGTTGCCGCATTAAATCTGAAGGAAGCGTTTGATCCTAGTGCATAGTTAGCTGTTGTATTTGCACTAACAAATACAGGATAAAACGTTCCAGTAGTCTGTGTAGTGACTACTTCAAAATCACTTACGTTAGCATAACTTACATTAAGATTAGCAACTCTGGTGGTAGATGATACTGTTATGGGTGCGGTACCTGTTGCCACATTTGAAAATAGTAAATTAGCTCTTACATTTCCGTTTGCATTTACGTTAATGATGTTAGCAGTACCATTTACATCTAATAAATTAGTAGTGTAATCCCATGTAAAATCAGCATCTCCATCTAAAATATTGTTATTATTAAATTGTATAGCAGTATTTGACCCACCTACATTACCTGAACCACCACCTGCTAGTGAGGTAGTTGCTATAGCATTAGGTGAGTTAGTATATGTAAGACTTGTGCCGTTTGCCGGAGTAGACAAAACAGAATCAGTATATAATTGAACATTGCCGGATGTTGGATAATCCACTGCAAGTTTCACAAAAAAGTTTAAACTATTTACGTTAGCATTTGCATTACCTTGAACCCCGGTAATAGTAATCTCAGTAGCATTTACATAAGGTGTAGTATTGGCAACTGTCATTATAATAGGGGTAGCATTAGATAATGCAAGAACATTAGCTAATATCGTACCTTTACTAGTCCAAGATAAATTACCAGTCCCGTCCGTTTCCAGTACGTAGCCAATAGCACCGCCGTACATTTTTACATTACTTACATTTCCTAAATTTACTAGTCCACCTGGACTATTAGCATTATCTGGATTACCACCTTTGTTTACAATATAAACATTAGATCCGCTAGTTTCAATACCTAGTATTTGCCCATTGGCAGTGTTAGATAGGTTTAAGTTAGCGTTACTAGCACCATCAATTTGACTAAAACTGATATTAGAATATGAAGTTAGTACTTCAATATTTTCGTTAGGTGTGGTTTTTCCTATGAATAGACGTTTTTCATCATTCGCCCATCCGAATTCTGCATCATCTAGCTGAGGTAGGTCAACTAGATTTCCGGATCTTTGCTG